TAGTTATGCTGTAGATAGTGCTAAAGGCTCTAAAGAAGCTATAGATAAAGGACTAAGACCTTTAGGGGATGTGGCTAAAAAAATGAGAAAAAGAGAAGGTTTTCCAGCATCACCTCCTTTGAAAAAAACAGGAAATTTATACAAAAGCATAAAGCAAAAAGGCAACAAAATTAGTATGCTCGGATATGGTCTGTTGCATAATGATGGTCATACAACACATCCAGATTCTGCTATTCCAAATGTTAGAATCGAACCTAGACCTTTTATTACGACTACTATAAAAAATCGTAAAAAAATTACAGATACATTTATTAATAGTGTTAAAAAAGCATTAAGGAAATAAAATGCCAAAAACCAAGGAGAAATTAGATGAAAAAGACAGAAGAGTATTACTTTCAATTGCTACTACAATGTCTCATGATGTTAGAGTCTTCAGTGAACGAATTAGACAAGAAATTGGAAGACTCGTTGGAGCTGGGGTCAATGAACAATCAATTGCTGGGATTCTTAGCCAAGACTTTAGCACCTACGGCAGAATCTTCGGAGAATTTAGAAATGCCATTAAACGTGGAATTGTGGGAGGAATTAATCAAGCATTCAGGCGATCTGGGGATATGGGGGGAAAGCTGAAATGGGTTGCAATATCTAAGAATGTCTGTAGTGATTGTGAGAAAAGAGCTGGAGAAATTGATACTTGGGAGGGTTGGGAGGCTAGAGGTATGCCAGCTAGTGGATGGAGTGTTTGTAAAGAATATTGCTATTGTCAATTAATGCCTGCTGATATGAATGTTAAGGACAGCATGAAGTTATGAAGAAATACTTAATTATGCAATGTCTTTGTTTAGGGTGTAATTGGTTTTGGGAAGTAGTGTCTACTAAATTCAATAACAAAAAAGAACAATGCCCTAATTGTAAAGGATTTTCTGTAAAAACAGCTTTAAAATTACCCATAGTCTCAGAAGAGGCATAGTTATTAGATATATCTATTATATATATGTAATATATATGTACCTCGTCTCAGCCCACTAATTTAACTTATATAGGCATTAAAACTGCATAGAGCAAACGTACCCCATGTCATACAAGAACACTAGTCTTTACGTTTAATGCTTTTTCTCTTGCTTCTACTTTGTCCTGCCAAATTTTTCTTTGAGCTTTTGTTTGTCTACCTTGTGCTGGTTTTTCTACCCCTACGGCTTCTGCTCGCTCTCTCCAATGCCTAGCCTCTCTCCGTTTCTTATTCCTAGCTTGTTTATCCTTTAACTGTTTCATCTCTTGCCGTTTTGAGAGATTCTTTGGGGGTAATACGGGACGTTCTGGTAAGACTGTGAACTCAGGCTCGACTTCTTCAACTTCTGCATCAATTACGGCAATTTCTTGCATATCTGATGATTGCGTATTTAAAAATTTTTCAAATGGACTCTGATTGTTTGCTACTTCTACTCGTTTAATGAGTTTACCTGAATGTTCTAGCACTAATCTACCAGCCTGTACATTACCAGCCTCTGCTTCTCGTATCATACTATGTAATACATTGGGTAGTTTAGCTCCAAATGTAACCATATACTTCTGATAAAATACTTCTACAAACTCAGGGTCTTTCATCCAGTTGTGAAGTGTAGCTTTTGTGACTCCGATTTCATTGGCAAGTTCTTCCATTTTAGTATTCGGATTAGATACAAGTATATCAATTGTCCTAGCTTTCTCAGGTTTCCAATTTGTTGGTAAATTAACACTCATTTCATATAGTCCTTTTTAGTTATGGTATATTATACAACCACTTGGTACTTTTATACAAGAGACTTTATAGTCTATTATTGCATCTAAATCCAAATAAGGCATAATACATAGTATACAACATACAAACATAAAACGGAGTTTTATTGGACTTTCTTTTTAAAACTTTTTTTCTCAACCCCATGCAAGACTTTGTTTTCATTTTATTTATGAGGAATGGCAGTTAACCAACACCTAAAAATCTTCATACGCCCCCATGAGCGTTTTGAGCGTGGCGTAGTCTGTGAGTAGAACGTTATGAGCGTTTTAAAATTGGCGTAGTGCTGGCGTAGCGGTATTTACTTTTGGCGTATAGTGTGAGATGATTACGCCAACCATTTAATCTACTACTCAAAAAATAAAAGACTTGACTTTCATTGAATCACTCCAATTAAAAGATTGCCATAAAAAAATAAATATCTAGGTTTCTAACTTTTGTTGTTGTTCCCCCCCTAATTGAGACTCATTATCATTAGATCGCATTTGGCTCTAAAATGCACCAAATCCGAGAGATATTGAATAGTCATATATGTATTAATTAAATGCTTTGATCTAGCCACCAGCAGAGTTTCACGAGGGTGAACATTCTTTAAAATTGCCCCGTTTTAAAGATTATTAAAAAAAGATGGTTTCTTATTGAGAAAACTCTTGACATCGGTACAAAAATTCGCTTTCTTCAATACCTTAATATAGATTTTAAACCTATTGGAATAAAGTTTACCGACTAACAAAAAAAACTATTGACACGAATACGCTTTAATGATTACTTTAAAACATCGAATTTTTAACTAATAGAAACAAAGGAAATAAAGACATGGCAAAAGTATCAAAGAAAGAAACAGAAGCACAGGAACTCTTAAAGCTGGCAATTCAATCAACAAAGATTGATGCTCATTTAACTGAGAAAATTGTTGATGATTTAATGACAGCTAATAAAGACGGACAAACAACCCTAACAAAGGTAATTGATAAAGTTTTCAAGGGTAACGATGAAGAAGCCAAGGAAGACACAAGGACTTTTTTAAGAACTAAATTACAAGTAATGATTAAAAATAAAAATGTTCAGAAAAAAATATTAGGTGATAAAAAAGGCTTAATGATTACAATGAAGAAAGTAAATAATCCAATGGTTGATAATGAAGAGAGCCAGTTCTTAAACCTTAGTGGCGAGCCTGCCGAGTTTAACGAATCAGATATAAAAAGTGTCAGAGTAGTAGTTGAGCAAAAAAAGCCCAATGAACCAAAATCTTTTGTAGAAGAGTTATATTCTTTATTAGAAAAGCATAACAAAGTAATTGAAGATTTAATACCAGTGTTTAAAACTAATGGCTTAGATGTTGAATTAAAATCCTAACTGACGATTCGAGCTTATTACTCGATGAAATGGCTATTAATTTAGCCATATTAGGAAATAAAGGGAAAATATGAAATATTCACAAATAACAAAAACAAAAGAATACAAAGAGGATCGGGGGTGTTGCACTGTCGTTGCTACTTCTGTTGCATTTGATAAACCATTTAAAGAAATTCAAGAATATTTTTTTACACAAGGAAGAAAGAAAAATCAAGGTTTCGCTTTTGAATCTGCACTGTATAAACTGGGGAAAAAATATAATTTCAATATTAAAAAATACTCAATCGCATATAGTGAAAAAGGTTTGTTTTTTTATCAAAGTAATACAGATAAACCTCGATACCCATCTTATTCACATAATCCAAAATTTTATATTAAATCTGAAAGATCATTGACAGTTGGTAACTGGAAGAAATATTTAAACCCTAATAAGACTTATATTTTAGGCTTTCAAGGCTCAATATGCCACGTTGGAGCGGTTAAAAATGGTTCTGTTGAAGATTGGACAGATGGAAGAAGATACGTTGTAAGCTATTATTACGAAATAGAAAAGAATAAAAATGTTAGCCGACAAACAAAAACATTTTTAGATAATTTAAAAGATTTTAATTACTAATAAACAAAGGAAAAAAAGAACATGAAATACGTTAAATACGTTAATAAAAGAAAAGAAGGTTTAGACCAGTTTGTATACTTAAAAACTCGTTTTAATATGACTGACAATGTCGCCCTTGAAACTATGGAAGATAATAATCAAGATACTTCATTTTATAAGGATTATATTCAAGGGATTGAAGAAGAAAAAAACAACATTGATATAATTAAATTAATTGCCGTTTCTGAATGTGCTGATGTTTCAGTTGTTGAGGCAAAAAATTTAATTCACAATGATGATTGGATTGTATTAACAGATGAGGAAGCTGATGATATGGCAAAAGAGTTGATTTGTGGCTCTGTTTGGGCTTTCGCTCCTTGGTTTCTATCTTCTCATACTGGTATAGATGAAGACGTTTTTAAGCTACTACAGGAAAAGTGCGAAGATTCAAACGATGAAATTTTATCAATGATTAAGGATATTGATGAATTTTGGAATGATGCCATAAATGCAGATGGAAGAGGACATTTTATAAGCCATTATGACGGCTATGAACATGAAACAACAGTTTTCGGAGTCGATTACTTTTGTTATAGAATAAACTAAACTCAATTAAGCAACCCTTAACAAGCTGACTTATAAAGTCGGCTTTTTTGGGTATAAAGACAAAGGAAAAAATAATGAAATTACTTATGAAGATTATAGAAATATATATATTTTATATTTTTACAATTAGTTTATTAATTAGAGTAATATTTTAAAATTGTTTATCGACTAACAAAAAAAGAGGTTATCAAATGACTAAAGAGCAGAAATATCAAGAAACAGAAAATAAAATACCTGACGGAACAACAAAAGGCGAGTTGATGAAGTTAGTATTTTCTGAAAACGAGTTATCTAATGTAGATGCAAGTTTACCTTTGGCTATGGTAAATGTCAAAGATAGTTTTTGGATGGTAATGAACTATAACAATAACGCACTTGGCGAATTGCAAGATATGAGAGATATATTAATTTCTAATAATAATTAAAGGGGTTATAAATGAAAGCAAGAATATTGAGTAAGAAAATTACTCAACAAATTTTAAGAAATTTAAAGCATAATAATTATGAAGTTGAAAAAGTGGATGAAGGCTTTTACAAATGCTATGATTATACTTTAAATGATAACCATGAAGTTATAAAAGAAGAGGTTTTTAGTGCTATGATTGGAAGAGATAACTATCTATGTAGATATAATCCTTTATATTTTGACACAGAAACTTCTTGACATTTATATTCAGGGTTATTAATTTCAAATTCAAATCAAGGGGTTATAATATGACTAACGAAGAAAAGAAACTTTTAAAATGGGAAAAACTGAGGATCATTGAAAATAAAATTATGAATCAAATTTATTTAGATATTGAGCAAATGAAAGATGATGATGATGAATTTCCAGAATCAATAAGATTGGTAAAGAAATTCAAATTAAA